CTTCAAATTCAATAAAAGAAAGCGGGTTGAAAAACCCGCTTTTTCTTTTTAAAATCAATATGCCTTTATACTGCTATCGCAATCCCGAAACTGGAGAAGAAGTTGAAATTCTTCAAGGAATGAATGACACTCATGAATTCATTGACTCTAATGGTTTTAAATGGGACAGAGTATTCTTTGCACCTAATGCCAGCATTGACACCAAAACAGACGCATTTAGTTCCCAGAAGTTCGTAGAACGCACCGCTTCAAAGAAAGGCTCAATGGGTGATATGCTAGACTATAGCGCTGAAATGAGCGCAAAACGCGCAGAGCAAGCTGGTGGCGTTGATCCAGTCAAGAAAAAGTTCTTTGAAAATTATTCTAAAGAAAGAAAAGGTGCAAAACACATGGCAGATAAGCCTAAAATTATTGAAAATAAAAATTTTAAGATTGAGTTATAAATAAAACATAATTTATTTATTTATTATTTTTAATACTTCATTAATTGCAAAATTTGGATCATCCCAAGCTCCAGCAAGATGATAAACAAATCCTTTTTTTAAAACTTCCATACGCGCATGACAACTTTTTTTATATTCTTGCGTCGGGACAATGCCTGGAGCTTCTCCCCATAAAACGATAAGCGGCACTTGTAAAAGAATAGCTAAGTGAGCAAATGCAGAATCTGTAGCTATTACAAAACGAGTTTTAAGCATAGATGATGCTATATCACGGAGGTCTTCTATTAGAGGAACTTTACAATCAAAAGACATATCAGCCCTTCCGATAGCTTTGATATTTAATCCTGTTTTTTGAAGACCATCGGAAAAAAAAGGCCAATATTGCCAATCTCTATGTGGAGCGCTAAAAGGTTTTCTTCTTGGAGCTATAAGAATATCTGTTGCTTCCGATAATCTATCTGGAACTGTTACATTGAAATCAGGAATTTCTTTATATTCATGACTAATTCGGACAAATTCAGCGTTTGGATATTTTATTTTTAATTCTTGTAAAATATTTTTTTCTCCTTGCGAATCTAGTCTTTCATCTACATTCACAAAATCAGAAGCAGTAGGAAATAAAAATTGCCAAGCTTCATTACAGCAAACAGTAAGCCTGTCACACTTTATAGAAGGGGTTCGTCTTATTTTAAATATAATAACGTCTCCAAGACAGAACCTTTCTGGGATTAAAATTACATGTTTCATAATTTATTAATTAATTAATTCTAGCTAGAAATTTTTTCCATTCTTCATTAGAAGTTATAGTTTCAAAAGAATCTTCATGATGTAAAATGTTATGTTTCCAAACTTTATAGATATATTGAATAATATTTTGATGTTCAACTGAAAAGTCTTTTAAATTTTCAAGATCAGCGAAATCTTTTGCACATTCTAATGTTACTTTATGATCTGTAAATGTTCCAACTCCTAAAGTTGCGATTGGCATTCCCAAACAAATAGCTTCTTGCACTAGAGTTGAATTAACTGAAATCAAATATCCATAATCATTTAATTGATTATATGCAGATTTAGATAAGTCAATTTTCCAATTGGAATCCCAAAAAGACTTTTGATATTTACTTATATTATCATTCCAGTGATTTATAAATCGTGGATGAGGTCTAATTGTTACTTCATATTCTTCAGGTAAAAATGTTTTAATAAAGCAAAGAGTTGCTTCTATTTTATCTTGAAATTTTTCTCCAAAAGGAAATTGAAAATTAATATTTGAGTCTAAATGATGCTGCAAAGCCACTAACACTTTGTTATTTTTAGTTTTATGAGATAAAAATGGAAGATTAAATTTTTTATTAATCATCATTTTCATCTCTTCTTCCTCTTCGATAGATATATTTTCAATTTGCGAGTGACGTTTTTGAAGATTAGAGTCGGAAAAAAAGCCACCATTATCAAGGGAAATACCCGAACGCTGTATTAACAAACTATTGTCAATAAATAAAACATTTTTGTTTTGAGCTTCTATCCAAGAATGCTTTGTTCTACAATTCCATGTAATTACATTGGGATATTCTTGAAATAATTTTAAATAGTCTTTGCAGCCGCCAGTAACAGAAACCTTATAAACTTCTATTTTTCTTTCAATTAAGCATTTTTCCCATGCATTAAAAATAGGACTATTTAAAACATAATCTGGCAATAAACATAAAACTTTCTTTTCCATATTTAATTATAATAACAAGTGGAAACATTTTATACATGACTTAATATCCTATATGAATTTAGCCTTCTACAAGCCAAATAGTAAAAATTCTGGATGCGCTTTCTCTTTCCAGCTTTCTAATAAGGGACAGCCAACAGTTTATGTCAACGGCATCCAGCAATTCTCTTGGAACGAACAAACCAAGAACGGATCATTCTCTGGCAATCGCGAGAACCCAGAAAAGACTATCGCCATCAAGATCAACGAAAATGAAATCGGTGGACTAATTCACGCCATTCGTACCTACAACGAATGGAAAGCGTTCCATTCATTTGAAGAAAACAAAACTCAAATCTCTTGGACAAGATACAAGAAAAAAGACGGCGCTGATGCTTTCTCATTTTCTGTTTCTCGCAACGGCAATCAAAAGTTTGGCATGGGCGTTGAACTCGCAGAAGCAGAAGCTCTTCGAGTGTTTCTTGAAACTTGCCTAGTCAAGATTTTTGAATCAAAATCTCAAGCCGCAGAATAACATGAGAAAAAAGCGAATCTTAATTCATACAAATTTTTCTCGTCTATTTACTGGATTTGGGAAAAACAATAAAAACATTTTGCGCAAGTTACACGAAACTGGCAAATATGAACTTATAGAATTCGCAAATGGCCTGCCTTGGGATGCGCCAGATTGCAAGTTTCAACCTTGGCAGTGCTATGGTTCAATGCCTAATCCAAATGTCATGGCTCAAATCAAAGGCGATGGCACAAAAGAAAGAGCTGCAAATTATGGTGGTTATGGCATTGATCACGCTATTGAAACTCTAAAGCCAGATGTGTATCTTGGCATTGAAGATATTTGGGCATTTAACGGTTTTTGGGACAAGCCTTGGTGGAATCACATCACTTCTGCAATCTGGACCACTCTAGATTCACTCCCAATCCTTCCTGACGCTGTTGATGCAGCGCCAAAGGTCAAGAACTACCTTGTATGGGCATCGTTCGCAGAAAAGGCTCTAAAAGAGATTGGATACGATCATGTTAGAACATTGCCTGGAACTCTTGACGTTAATCAGTTCTATAATCTTGGTTTAAAAACTAAAAACGATTTGAGAAAAAAATTCAATCTCAAAGATAACTTTGTTATTGGTTTTGTATTTCGCAATCAGCTCAGAAAGAGCGTTCCGAATCTTTTGGACGGTTTCTGCGAATTTAAAGCAAAAAACCCAGAAGTAAAACCCAAACTTTTACTGCACACTCATTGGGTTGAAGGATGGGACATTCCAAGGCTTCTCAGAGAGAAGAATATTGATAATTCTGATGTTCTCACAACATACTTTTGCAAGAATTGCCGCCAATACGAAATCAAACCATATCAAGGCCAAGACTTAAATTGCCCATATTGTAACGCTCAAAAAAGCACATCAACAACCAATATTGTGCATGGCGTAAATGAGGCTCAATTAAATGAGATTTACAACATCATGGATGTTTATTGTCATCCATTTACAAGCGGCGGTCAAGAAATCCCCGTTCAAGAAGCTAAACTTGCTGAACTCATTACTCTTGTTACAAACTACTCTTGCGGAGAAGATTACTGCACAGATGAGAGCGGAGGTTTGCCGCTAGATTGGTCAGAGTATCGCGAACCAGGAACTCAATTCATTAAAGCATCAACTAGTGCTTTTAGCATTTCTAAGCAATTAGAAAAGGTTTACAACATGAAGCCCGAAAAACGCGCAGAAGTTGGTAAAAAAGCTAGAGACTTTGTAATCAATCATTGCTCGATTGAAGTTGTTTGCAAGCAACTAGAAGACTTGTTTGACAATGCGCCATTTGTTGAGAATTGGAATATTCAACAAAAAATTAAAAATCCAAACTATCAACCTCAAAATATTGAAGACGATGCAGAATGGATTATTGATTTGTATAAAAATATTCTTGGCGAAACAGTTGACCACCATAATCAAGGATGCTTGCACTGGATTGGAAGACTCAAATCAGACCTAAACAGAGAACAAGTATTAAATCATTTTAAGAGCGTAGCAGCCGCAATTGAGCCAAAGACAATTGATATTGGAGATGTTTTAGATAAAGATGATGAGGGCAAAAGAATTGCCGTTGTTATGCCGCAATCTGCTGGAGATGTTTTGATGGTAAATTCACTACTTCAAAATCTCAAAGAACTATATCCAGAATACAATATCTATTTTATTACTTTACCGCAGTTCTTTGAAATCGTTAATGAGCATCCAGCCGTTCATAAGATTTTGCCATATTCTCCAATATTCGATAATCTATTGTTCCTAGAAGGGCAAGGAGAGCACAAAGGATATTTTGAACTAGCGTTTTTGCCGTTCGTCACAACACAAAGACACTTTACTTATCAACACAATGGCAAAGATAAGTCTCAATTACAATTAAAATAATATGTCGCATTTAGTCGAAGAATACGCCAAAAATCTTGGAGTTAAAATTGGTAAACCAATTTTTCCAACTCATTATATTCCAGTTATTGATGATAAATATATTACTGTTCATGTTGATAACAAAATTGATTCGAAGTTTTATGAATTTTTTCCAGAAGTTATAGAGCTTTTAAAAAATCTTTTGCACCCATTAGGATATAAAATTTATCAAATTGGTGGCGGAGAAGACCCACAATTGCCGCTTGTTGATAAATCTTTTCTTGGTTTTTCAAGAAAACAAACGTCATATATTGTTAAAAACTCAAGCCTTCATTTGGGCATTGATAGTTTTCCAGTTCATCAGGCTAGTGTTTTTGATGTTCCAATTGTAGTTTTATATTCTCACATTTATCCAAGTCACGCTTACCCATATTGGAGCACGCCAAGTAAAGTTCGGATTCTGGAAGCGGATAGAAATGGCCGTAAACCAAGCTACAGCTATCATGAGAAGCCAAAATCAATCAACACAATTAAACCAGAAGATGTTGTCAAAAACGTTTGCGAATTACTAAAAATTCCATACACTAAAAGCATTAATACCAAATTCATTGGAGACTCTTATTCTGAGGCTGTTGTAGAAATTATTCCTAACTTTTATGGTTTTGCTAATGAGCTAAAAAATAGACTCATTAATATTCGCATGGATTATTTTCACAATGAAAATAATTTATTTGCTTGGTGCTCAAATTACGCTTGCCACATTATCGCCGCAAAACCAATTAGTGCTTCGCTCTTGTCTAATTGCAAAAACAATGTTAAAAAAATTACTTTTCAAGTAGAAAATACAACCGATTTTAGCATTGAGTATCTTGAATCTGTTAAGAATCTTGGGCTAGACATCTCATGCAGCACTAAAAATAAAGAGCAAATTTCGAAAATCAGAAACCACTATTTTGATTTTAAAATTGAGCTTGATGAGCCAGCAGATCAAAATAAAATCTCAGAGCTTTCTCAAGCCTCTAATTTAAAATTTTTGACTAAAAAAGATATTTTTTCAAACGGCAAACGTTATGCTTCTAAAGCTCACGCCGATTTGGACAAAGTTTTTGTTGACAGAGCTTCTGATGTGATCTATAATGATTCATTCTGGGCAGACCTAGATCACTATTTTATTTATGAATCATAATCAATACAAGCGCAACGAACTCGGCCTCATTGAAGGAGTCGAATATAAATTCAACGAAGACGGCTCAATTAACTGGCGAGCAATGATTAAGCCAGAGCATTTGTATCCTAACAAGGATTGGTTTGAAACTCGCAAACTTCAAGTGCCAGATTCTATTGAAGGTCTTGGCGATCACCAGCTTCTTGTTAAGCTGGCTGGCATCAAAGAACTAGCAAGACTCAGGGGTTTTCTTGACGTTCAATTTAAAATTGAAACAATTTCTTCTCATTATGCCACAGCAGTTTGCTCTATTAGTTGGATGCCAAATTATGAAAGCGACGGCAATGCTCAAACATTTACTAGCACAGCAAATGCGACTTCTGAGAATTGTTCTGGATTTGGCATTAAGTTTTTGGAACCTATTGCTGAAAATCGTGCTTTTGTTCGCTCTGTTCGTAATTATCTTAATATTCATATTGTTGGTGATGATGAAATTGATAAGTCTAAAAACAAAGTCGCTTATGAAGAGAGCGAGTCAATCGTTCAATCGCTAACGCCACAGAGCGCTCTCAAAAACTCTGCTAAACAAAACCTTGGCTGCGAAGATTTTGAAGCTTTCAAAAAGCATTTGAGGAAGCTGTGGAAAGACGAAACATATAAGAATGAAGAAGCTGCAAATTGGAACTCTTTTGAGGACATTCCAATCAAAGAAAGCCGCAAACTTCTCTCTATTGTTTCTAAATGATTAAAAAAATCACATCTGGACAAGAGTTTGAAAAAGCTTTTAGAGATTTAGAATCTCTTTTTAAAGAGGAGAATACTAAATATGGTCATGCATATTTAAGAATTAATCCGCAATCTGTTATTGATTCTTTTGCGCACTCAACAATGTTAAATAGTAATGTTTATTGTTGGGCAAATTTTGAAAATGGCTTTGCAGATGGCATGATTATATTTACGGATGGCATTCATCCATTTCTAAATCAAAGAATATTTTCAGAATGTTTTTGGATTAGTAAAAACCCTAAAAAATCATTTGCGTTATACAATAAAGCTATTGCATTTGCCAAAAGCAAAGGAATTCAATATGTTAATATGAACTGTGTTGAAAACTATCCAAGCTCTGAAAAATTAAAGAAAATTTATCAAAAACTAGGATTTAAAAAAGATTCCGAAGCGTATCTTAAAAGAATATGAGAAAGACAATCACGAAACAGCTAAGAGCAATTACCAATCCAGAAGAAAACTCTATCAATAAAAGAGTTTACAGGCGTTTAAAGAAGCAGTATAATAAAGTCCCACGACATGCAAGAAAAGACTTCATCGCAGCAACAAAGCAATTCTACGAATTGGTCGAAAAACAATCTAGGCAGTCTGTGGCTGAAACAGGGCAAGAATAATAAATACCTATCTGGTAAGATAGTATTGCAAGATTCAAATGGAGAAACGATTACTCAAAATATAATTGTATTTAAAAACAAATACAAAGAAAAAGAGAATCAGCCAGACTACTTGATATTTAAGCCATTTAATCACCAAGAAGATAATTGAATTCTTCCCCACTGGTTTGTGCCAGTGGCAGCGTATAAATAAGTTCCGCTAAAAGATAAGTCGCCCTTTCTGCCGCTAGAAATAGCGGTTAGAGGGGGCGAAACATATCTTATATAGTTTTGATCAACGTTGCCGCTAATTTCTTCATAAGGAAGAATAGTTTTCCACTGTCCAGATTTAACAAGATAAAGATTCTGTCCAGAACTGCCCGTTTGATAAATTAAAGCGCCATCAACGCTTGGCTGTGATGCTGGAGAATTTAAACCAGTAAAGAAGTTTCCAGTTCTTTGTTCAAAAGATAAAACAGGGGGTATTGCATTAGTATATGATAATTGCTGCGGTGGAGAGAACAAATATCCACTTGTTTCCGCATTGTAAATGTAACCAGTGCCAAAATCATCTTTTGGAATAAATTTATAATAAACAAATTCATTAACTGGAACTTCACCAGCAAAGATGGAAAAGGTTTGAGATGATACATTTTCCAAAAAGTTTACTGTTTTTAGTAAACCAAAACCAGACACAGAATGCTCAACTCCTGTATTGGAGCCAGTATAAACGTCTAATGATCTAACAATATAGTTGTCAACAGCATCAGCGTCAAAATTTACTGTAAAATCAACTTGACCACTTAAAGGACTATTTAATAACTGATTGACGCCAGTTAGTTCTTGAATAATAATTGATGAACCGCTTATTGGTGGAATGTAAAAATAAAGCTTTTCATCATTTCCGTTGATCAAATATTCTTCGGAAAGATTTTCAAAACCATCAGTAAACACTTTATAGTTTGTAGATAAAAATCCTGTTGTTCCTGTTGATTCGGTAATTGATAAAGTGAATCCACTTTGTAAACTATAAAAATTAATCTCTGGTGGAGAAAATTTAATTTGATATTCGCTGGTATTAACTAATACTCCTCCAGAAAAAACATCGTAAAAATTTCCACTATTAGAATATCCAGTAATAGCAAATCCAGAAACGTCGCCAGTTGGGAAATACGTCCAGTTAGTAACTTGTGATAAGCCAGAAGTCAATCCAGTAATAAATGAGTTTTGAGCACCAGTAACATCAAAACCGCTTACCAAGCCATCTCCAGTATAAGACCAAGCTGTTAATACTTGATTAACTGTTCCAGTTACTTGAGAAGAGTAATAGTCTTCTACAGTTACCGAATCAATATTTGCTGGTAAATGATAAATTGTTGCTAATACAGAATTTTCCGCATTTCTATTGCGAACATTAAATAATAACGAATAGTATCTTTCTCCAGAAGAGTTAAAAAGTTCTGCATTCTTTTCTTTAGAAAAGACAAAAGACAAGCTTCTTTGATTGGTTGCAAAATCTTCAGCTACCAAATAAGAAGCTGATGTGGAAGGCCATGCTCCAGTTGACAACAGAGAAACGCGATAAGAAAAATCATACGCTGTAAATCCTTGATTTTGAGCCAAATCAATATCGCTTGTGATTTCATTATCGTAAATATCTTTATATTGGAAATTAAAAGAGGAATCTTTATATCTTGAATAATAAAAACTCACTCCAGTTCCTCTCGAACTTTCAGAAGGATAAAAGCCCACTTCTATTGGAGGCGGTGGAGGAGTAAATGGAGTTATTGGAGTCCAAGGCGGCGGCGTTGGAGTTGGAACAGGAGGTGGTGTAGGAACAGGCGTCGGCGTAGGCGTAGGCGTAGGCGTAGGCGTAGGCGTAGGCGTAGGCGTAGGCGTAGGCGTAGGCGTAGGCGTAGGCGTAGGCGTAGGCGTAGGCGTCGGGGTAGGCGGAGGTGGTGTCGGCGTAGGCGTCGGCATATTATCTATTTATTACAAACCCCTGAATGATTCCATTATTTCTTACTGGGGCAGAGTAAGAAAGCACGGTTGTTGTTGAAGAAGCGGTAGCTGATATTGGATTTGGATAAGAGCCAGTATTTCGCGCTGTAACTTTTAAAGTAAATCGGCCAACTTCAACTTGGTCTTCAAATATTGCAGATGTTCCCGTTACTGTTTGTTTAATGCTTTTGAATTTCGGAGTAATTAATTCGACATTATAGCAATTTGCATTTGCAACGCCTGCCCATCGTCCAGACAAGTCAGCCGTATCAGACTGCAAATCCCAATTTCCAGTTGCAAACGCTAAAATTCTTGGGAATTTCAAGTCGTATTCGAATTTAGTTTCTAAGGATTTTGCACTTCCTTCACTTACATTAGTGTTTCTTGAAGATGGGAAAGCAGTAAAGAAATCTTGCATTAATCCCGTTTCTCCCTTTTCAATCTCACTAAATTTTCCAGTATCAAATTTTGAAGCAATTACTTCGTATTCGTTTAAGTTTAATTCTTTAATGGATTGGATTTTATAAATCTGCTGCTTTGTATTGGCAACGGTAATCGAACATGGCGCTCCAACTCGAATATCTTGAAATAATGGATAACCAGAACATCCAGTATCAATAAAGAAATTAGAACCATAACTAAGCGATGGAGAAACTTGTCTTCCTGTAGCTTGGAAGGTGACTCTCATTGGCAAATCTGTTTGATAAATTTCAGAAATGCTTAATTTACTAGGCGATTTTGCCAAGTCGTAGAAATCTTCAGACTGAAGTTTTCCAGTTGGAATCAATACTGAAATTTCTCCTGTTAATCCAGAAGAGCTAAAATCAGATGATTTAAGAGAAACATTAGTATAAATAGAATTAGTAATTGGGTCAACATTTAAAACTCGGCCAACATGCCTTTTAAGGGTTTTCACTTCGTCATTAACAGCAATCAAGTCTCCTGGGCGGCAAAGCAGTGTTTCTAATCCGCCAACAAAAGCCACATTTTCGTCTTCATTAATGGTTGAATAAATAATATGTTCACCAAGTCTTTTGGCGTGAGCTTTGCTTGTGATACCAAAAGTTTGAGCAGTTGTTCTTAAAATACCGCGAGCTTTAATATCGTCAGGGTCTTCAACATATTCTATTTTTTGCTTGAACAAATCGTCACGATCCAAATAAGTCACTTCAATCACATTATATTGCAAATCTCTGCGCTCATTAGAATAGTTAAATATGCCGTCCTTTACGTTCGCATTGTTAAAGAAAGCCATGATTGGCTTTAGCCTATCATTCGTAAAATTGATTTCAGAGTTTGTATAGAACATGTTTCCTCTGAAACAAGCAACTAGAGACTTTAATGAATCAAATACATTTGTTTTATCAGCGATTACTCCATTAAAAGCATATCTAGGCTCCAACCCGCCGTCTGCGGAGGAAACACCAGCAAACACGCCATTTGAGTCAACAGCATCGCAGTAACGACCAATCTTGTAAAGTTCCCAATAGTTAATCTCAGATGGAGAAATAAAATTACCCAATCCATATCTACGATTGATTAAAATATCAAACAAGACCCAAACAGGATTATCTGTCCAAGCTAATTTAAAAGTACCATCCCAATTGCCTTTATAAATTATTTTTTCCTCACTTGAGTTGGGCAGAGCGTTGAAAGCTGTTAAATTTTTGCCAGCAATGTATCTTTTGTCTTGTCCATTTGGTTTTAAGGGGAAATAATTGCTTGGTACAAAAACCTTTTTAAATCGCGCATCATAACTGCGAGATGGAATTGAAGTGAATGTTCTTGCATCTAATTTTAATCCACAAATTGTTGAGTATGGATAAGAGAATGGAACATTAATAATTTCAGTAATTTTTTGCAAATAAATTTCGCGACGAACGAGCGAAGAATAAGATTCAGCAGTTGTTCTATAAGCTCTTACAAATCTATTTTTATTAACCACATAAGGTGGCAGAGTAATTGGCTGTGCAATATTTTCGCTACCAAGAATAAAGCGACTATATTGTTGAATTACTGAACCATTTTCTTCGCGACCAACATCAATTGATGTTGGCGAATTAACCAATCCTTTTACTTGAAACAGTCTTGAAACAAATAATTCCTCTTCTCCAGTTAAGGTTTGATAACCAGTTTCAATTCTAAATTCAATTATAGAAGGAATACTTGTTCCAGCTTGAACATCTTCTTTTGTTCCATCTGCTTTTAATAAAAGTAAATTTTGTTGCGCTGTGTCTTGTAAAGAAGTAATTTGCAAAGAGGCAAATACTTGATCAACATTCGGATTTAAAATAATATGCGTTATTCTTGAACCAGGTTCTGACAAATATTTGACATAATTTTTATTCCAATTAGTGTAGCTTTCTATAGTGCTACCAGCCGTTCTGAAATCATCACTACCTTCGTTTGCATAAGCTCTTTCTAATAATGCGCGACAAGCAATTCTAAAAAACAAAGGCCAACCAATTGAAGGAGCGTATAATGTTAAAAAAGGTCCATGATAAATTCCAATTTCGGTAATAAGAATAATGTTAAAATCATTTGTGCTAGAAAAATCATTTATATAATTTTTAATATAAATAGTATCTGTTGCTAATATATTAAATTGATTGCTGCCAGGAGTATAGATAATTTGTTTTTTAAAACATTTTGTTGTTTTATCAAATGAAAGTGTTATTTTTACATCATTAGAATAAAAACGATAATTAACTTTACCAGCTAATACCATTTGAATAATATTGCCACTTTTAGTAAGTGATTCAATAGACCAAGAACTACTTGTAAATTCTGGATTGGGACTCAAAAGACCAAGCGATAAAGTGTTACCGCTCATCAATTTTTTTGTTAAGCTAACAAAATCAGATTCATTTTTAAACAAATCAGAATGAATAGTCTTTAATTCATTTAGTTCTTGAACAGAAAAGAATTCTGTAGTTCCTTGTTTAAATTCTAAATCAGATATTAGACCAGAATTTGCAGCAGCCGAAGAGGCATTGTATCTTGAATCGACTTCAGTATATTCTTTATTAAGAAGCGTTAATACAGGTTTTCCTTGTTCAAATGGCCCTCTTAATTTAGAGTTAAATTGCGTGTCTAAATAAGTTTTATTAAATAAACTTAATGGTTTTTGCAGATCAGAGCCTTCTCTAGTTTCAAATGTGGCATTAGCATAATTGAATTTAGCTGTGGTATTGATGACTTTAACAGATTTAATAAAATTAATGATTGCATCAACACCATTTTTAAGAACATAATCATTCTTTTGATAAAAGAAAATATAAAAATCCCCTTTTGCAGACATATTACCACCGCTGCTCTCAAAAAAACATGTATTTATTTTCTTTTTAGGAGATAAAATTTTCTTATTTTGAAGCTCTGTTGGTTCTAAATCGTAATATATTTGATTACAAATATCATCTGATAAGACTATTAAATCGTCAATCGAATGAGAATATTCATAAGGAGCAAGATTTGCATTTAAGGAAATCTTTAACGCCAAAAACGGATAATCAGTGGAAAAATATTCTGGAAAATCTGGCAAAAGATAAGCCAAAACCTCTCTTTGAGAAGTGAAATTAAATTGCGCTCTTAAAAATCTTAATTGTTTAAAGATCGAATCGTTTTGATCTACTGGTTGAATATTAGAATAGGCATTTTCAATATTCCTAACTGATTGAAAAATAGAATTAGCTATTTTATCCTTACCAGATAGTACAGAAAAAGAAATACCTTGATCATTTGAACCAGTTAAATCGCTAAGATTTGCTATAGGCGTCTCAATAAATTGAGAGTTAGAATAAAACTTATTTTGAAAAGATGAAGCAATAAAATTTAAATCAAAACTAACAATCGTATTAAAAGATTGATTGTCAATGGGTTGCCGAACAACAACATCTTCTAAATAAATACTTTCGAACAAGCGAATGTTATCAACGTATTCTCCATTTTGACCAACAAAACCATCAATTTCTCCGTCTGAAATAAGATCAATATTTTCAACATAATCATAAGAGCTAATAGCTTGTAAGTCACCCAATTTTGGGGGTTTAAATGCTGGAGGCGTTGGAGGAGGTGGAGTATCTGGACCACCACCAGCACCAACAATACCTTTGATATATTTTTGGGAGAAATGGCTCATTTTAATATTTTGGATTGCTCAATATTGAATCAGCGCTATCTACAATAGCAACTTGATTAGCTGATTTTTTATTTGTTGAATTTAAGAATTCGTCTGTTAGAGTAAGAGTTAATGGGAAAGATTTAATAGAGCTTTGAATAACAAAAGAGCCAACTTTTAGTCGTCCATAAACAAGAGGCACAGGATTGCCTTGTTCAGCCAAGTTCTCTCTATTAGAGAATGCTAGAGATTTAGAATTAACAGATGAAACACCTTCTGCTCCAGGGATTTGAGGATATTGCTGTTTTCCAGCTTGAACATAAGAGTAAACTGCTGATGCGACAGAAATAACAAGTGAAATTACTATAGCTGTGACTACTCCCGAACCTAATATTGTAGGAACAAAATCTATCCTTTTAATTTTATCTTTCTTATTGTATGAATTGCCTTGAATCCATTGATTATCAGCTACTATAGAATAAACAATATTGTCTTTTAATAAGTTTTTTAAATCTTTAGTAAAATCTTCATGATTAGCTTCTAAAGCTCGAACAACATCATTCGGTTCTTTAATAGAAAATTTATGCAATTTCCCATATTTTTGCCCTAAAATACCATGTAAATGAATTTCTGTCATAAATAACCTTTTACCTTATTAAGAGTATTTACATCAACTTCATGATTTTTTGGCTCATAAATCGCAAATTTCTTTGTGCTCAAAGAGTAAACAATAGATGGAAGACATGTAGCTTCGGCATTGGCAACGTCCATTTTTGAAAATGATTCGTCTCCAACAATATGAGAATGTAGCAATGCAATAAACTCATATTCATTTTTGAATTTTAAATAATCAAGAGGATCAACACAAAAAAATTCTTTTGGATTTGGAGAACGATTGCTAACAAATTGAACAATATAATCTTTTCCTTTTTTACCAACGAAACCGCAGCATTCTAGTGAAAAATATCTATCACAATGCTCGCTAATATGCTCAAGAAGTTTTTTAAAATTCTTATCTTTTAAGATAGGATGGTCCATATTGATAATTGTCTGTTGCTGGGAAACCTCCAAAAGGCAAATAAAATGTTGTTAAATTGGCTGTTTGTGCGCTAGGAACAGGATTATAAACTGAACCTGTCACAGTGGAAGCGCCAGAGATTCCACTATAGAAAATTGATTGATTGTAAAATCTCTTTTTGCACGCACCAATAGACTTGGAACATCCGTCCTTTTCCCAAGGCACGTTATCCAATCCAGGCATGTTATTTTCAGAAGACAAGTGACTCTGTGTGCAAATATACCAAGTTCTAAAAGGGTCTTTTGGTGTTGAAACATACACAATGGTTCCCGCATTATAAGTAATTCCATAGCGCCACTCATTGTTTGTGCTCTGAAAGTTAAAAGAGCCTGTTGGAACGTAAGTGAATGGAGAATCATCTTCTTGGCAAACAGGTGCGCCAAAATAATGACATCCCAAACCACGATATTGCCAATAGCAATATCTTCCCATAACTAAGCGGCCAGGAATAGAAAAGTTTTCCAAATCAAACGGAGCAGTTAATTCGAACTCCACAAGAGACTTGTTTTCCTGAGTTTTTTGAGAAATTACATAAGAGTCGCGAGAAATTTCTGAATTTGGGTCCGCAACCCCATAAGGATTAACTCCTCCCTCAAAATTTACATCATCAATATACTTGACAAAAATTTTAGTTCTTTCTAGCTTGGCAAATTTAAAATCATTTTTTCGGCGCAGGATTTGGCTAATAATCAACTGCTCATTACTGATTCTAATTTTTGGGCGATTAATTCTGTTGAAAATATTTGATTCAAAATCCTCAACTTCAACAGCCAAAGGCACATAAGCAATATTATTGAAAACAATTTTGCCTTCTAAACCATTTGAGCAAGGATGAAATGGAAAGAAAGAGTCAGGCTCATTAACCGTATCATAATAGATTTTGTAAAACTCTAATACGGCTGTTGGCTCTAAATCAAGTAAGTCTTTAGAAACTTTATTGTTGATGGGCATGACTACAAATAATAACTGTTTAAACTATAAATTACACGAATTTTTAGGAGATGAGGAACAAAGCCAGCAGCTTAAACTGCTTTACTACGAATTCTTTAACCGTTCCCAGCCTTTGGACTTCAAAAGTCGCACCTTGTCATCTCAGACAAGCAAATACGAACAGCATTTTAAATACTTGACAGAACAAACTAAAATATTTTTTGCGTCTGTTGGAGACTCTTTATTGGGATTTATTTGCTTTGATTTTAACAAAAGGACTCTTGAAATACCAAACGAAGCTGTTGAAATAATAAATCCTTCAAAAACTTGCGAATTTGTTTTTGCGGCATCAAGAAATTTTGATCGAAATTTAACATCCAAAGCTG